ATGCTGCTGGATAAAGGGCTGCAATTTGAAGGTGACAAACTGATCGGCGCAGATGATGTTGTAAATCCATTTAAGGAATCTCATCCTGATGCGTTCCAGAGCACAAAACCAACACCGACATTTGTAGCGGCTACAGGTACATCACAAGAAATGAAACTAACAAAGGAAGATTTTAGAAAAATGGGATATCAGGATAGATTATCTCTTAAGTCTGAAAATCCCGAACTTTATAATGAATTAAAGGAGTAATTTAATATGGCAGATGTAACAAAAATTGCAAATATGATTAATCCAGAGGTAATGGCAGATGTCGTTAGAGATAAACTGACCGATTTGATTAAATTTACACCACTGGCAAAAATCGATACTACTTTGCAGGGAAGAGCAGGTGATACTGTAACACTTCCTAAATTTGCATATATTGGGGATGCGGCTGATGTTGCGGAGGGTGAAGCTATTCCAATGGCACTTCTTACAACTAGCACCTCAAAAGTAAAAGTAAAAAAAGCAGGTAAAGGTATCAAAATAACCGACGAGGCTGTACTTAGTGGATATGGTGACCCTGTAGGAGAAGGAACAAATCAACTGTCTTTGTCTATTGCTGCTAAAGTAGACAACGATTGCTTAGCTGCGTTATCTGGAATTAAAGCAAACATGACCGTTGATGTAAGTGCTAAAGATACAATCGGTAGTCATGTAATTGCGGATGGTTTAGTAAAATTCGGTGAAGACTTGGAAGGGGAAAAAGTGTTATTGATTGCCCCTGCTCAGTTGGCACAAATCCGAAAAGACCCTGATTATTTAAAACCTTCCGAAATGACACAGAAAGCAATTATGGGCGGTGTTATTGGTGAAATTTGGGGTTGCCAAATTTGCGTTTCCAACAAAATCAAAGCGAGTGGTTCCAAATATACAAACTACATTGTAAAACCGGGCGCACTTGCAATTTATCTGAAACGTGGGGTAGAAGTTGAAACTGCAAGAGATATTAGCTTAAAGCTAACCGAAATTACAGCAGATGAGCATTATGCAGTTTATCTTCTTGATGAAAGCAAAGCTATTAAACTGGTTACTGCAGAAAATCCAGTTGAAGCCGCAGCGTAATTAAAATAGAGCTATGGCATATGCAGACTATACATACTATCAAACGCAGTGGGGCGGAGAACTTGAACAAAAAAATTTTGCTATTTTGGCGGAAAGAGCTTCCGATTACATAGATACAATTACTTTTAATCGAATTAAGGAAAATACAAATTTGATGTGTGATGAAGTAAAGAAAGCAGTATGTAGTGTAGTTGACGAAATGCAGCAGCAGAAAACCATTAAAACAAAAGGTATTGTGAAATCATTTAACAATGACGGATACAGTGAGACTCTTTCCTATGGTTCTGATTCTCGCTCAAATGCGCGCAAGCTAAGGGAGTCCGCTTCTTTATACTTAGCAAACACAGGTCTATTGTATCGGGGGTATTGCCATGATAGGAGCAGATAAACTCATTACTTGCTTTGTAGAACAGAAAGACGAAACATACAAAAGATATCCGGTTGCTGGTGTAACATGGCGAGAAGTAACGGCAGTAAGCACCACGGACAAGGGATTGAACTTAGATAACTTTGTAAAAATTCGCATACCCATTGAAAATGCACCGGAAAGCTTCACACCGCAGAAAGAAATGCTTGTTGTGCAAGGAGAATGCAACGAAAATGTTGGTGTAGATATTACTGCCAGCGCACTCAAGAGAAAGTATAACGCGGTGACAATAAAATCTGTGACCTATAACACAGACGGTCAATGTCCGCATTGGAAGGTAGAAGGTGTGTAAATGGCTGGAATTAAAATCAAAATTGACCCTGTAGACAAGATACTGCTAAAACGTAACCTGAATCAAAACGGGCAAGCACAAAAATTCTTTTCCAGTGAAGTTCGCCGTATGTCTGACCCTTATGTGCCTTTTCAAAAAGGACCTTTGAAAAATACAGCTAGAGTGTATCCGAATCGTATCGAGTACATTCAGCCGTATGCCAGAAAAAACTACTATGAAAACAAAGGGTACGGCACACAGGGAACAAATAAGGGAGGCTTACGTGGCAAGCAGTGGGTTCCGCGTATGTGGATTGACAGAGGCAAAACCATTGTGAAAAGTGTGGCTAAATTCGCAGGAGGTGTTGCGAAATAAACATTATCAATGCGATTTATGACTATATGCGTACTTGTCCGCTTCTTGATGAAGATGGAAAAGTACGTGTTAATTTTTTAGGGGACACCCCAATTGAATATGTAATTGAAGAAGTACCGGCAGAACCGATAGTCAAACGATATGTTGACGGCTCATCAATTCGGCAGGTGCTTTTTATTTTTGCCAGTCGTGACGATTACGACAAAAGCGCAATACAAAATATGCTTTCCTCGAACTTTTATGAAAATCTTTCTGATTGGTTCGAGAAACAAACGTTAAACGGTGACCTTCCTGTACTACCAGAAGGCATGGAAAGTCAAAAAATAGAAGCAATTTCAACAGGATACGCATTGGAAGCGGACGAGCTTGAAAAAACAGCACGGTACCAAATCCAATGCAAATTAACTTATTATAAGGAGCGATAACATGAGTCAAACAATTCAAAGATATCAGATTGCCGACTACTTAAATATCGGCACAGATGAAGAAACATACGAACTAATGGGTGCAGGCTTTAATACACTGGATGAAAACCCAGCAGCCCAACTGGATACAAAAACATATGTGAATGACCGTTCCGCAACATCCACAATCAAAGGTTATCAAGCGCAATTTCCATACGATACAGATCTGATTGCATCAGAAAAAGCAGTTATGTATCTATATGAGGTCGGCAGAAATCAGAAAACAGGTGCAGAAGCAGAAACTGACTATGTAAGAGTAGAACTTTTCAGCCCTGTAGCAGAAAAGCAAAATACATTTAAAGCCCGAAAATTCCACGTTTCCATTGAAGTTTCATCTTTCGCGGGTGCAGGCGGCGAGACTGTCAAAGTAACCGGTAACCTAAACAATGTTGGTTCTTTTATTGACGGTGAGTTCAACACAAAAACAAAAACATTTACTGCCGCAGGTGCAGGAGCGTAACGTTAGGAGGATACGACATGATTATTAACGGCGTTGAGCTGGAATGTGACGTTTTAGACGTTACAACCTTAAAAGCGATTAAGCAAGGAAGCGAAATGGTGGCGAACATAAATAAAGAAATCGCTCCTATTCAAGATGAAATCGAACAAATAGAAGCAATGTGCCATATTATTTTTGACTTTTTCAATCATATTTTTGGAGAAGGAACATCAGAAAAGTTGTTTGGTGACAAAGTCAGCCTAACACTGTGCATGGATGCTTTTGAATCCTTTATGAAGCAGAAAGCAGAGCAAGAGGAAGCCTTTAATAAAAGGGCTGAGAAGTACAAAGGAAACCGCAGCCAACGCCGTAAAAAAGCATGAATATCCTACTAGATAAATTGCCGACAGCCGTCAAGGTAGGCGGCAAGATGTATGATATCAATGCGGATTTTCGGACAGGAATCAGACTGGAAATGACGGCGGTCAGTGAACTGGATGACACAGAAAAATTAATGCGAATACTGCTTCTATACTATGGTGATATTGCTTGTGTTCCTGCTGACGTAGGCGCAGCTTTCACTGCGGTAATGAACTTTTACCACTGCGACAAAGATAACGCCTCACAAGGCGGCACAGCGACCAACAGACGCACGCAAATATATTCTTTTGAGCATGATGCACCGTATATCTATGCTGCATTTTTAGAACAATACGGGATTGATTTAACACAGGAGCATGATTTACATTGGTGGCGATTCAAAGCAATGTTCGATTCTCTCAGTGAGAAAACTCAATTTGTGAAAATTATGGGCTACAGGTCCATGACAATCACAAAAGATATGAGCCCACAGCAGAAAGAGTTTTACAGACGTATGCAGAAAACATATGCTATCCCTGTATCGAAAACTGAAAGGGAGAAGACCACCGCGCTGGAACAAGCATTGCTAAACGGCGGAGACCTTACTGGTCTGTTATAAATACTCACAAAATATTGCTATATCTCCCTTAATATGATAAAATATGGAATATTTATACAAGGGGGAGAAAGTATGAAAAAGATAATCAGTTTAGTATTAGCAACACTGTTATGTGCTGCTGTTTTTGCTGGGTGTGGGAGTGGTGAAAATGATTCTTCTGTTTTAAATTCTACAGAAAGTACAGTTTCACAATCATCAACTATGATAGAAACGGAATCAACAGAATATAATATTAATGGATTAAAAATAGAAATTCCTTCTTCTTGGAGAAAAGAAGAAAACACCAATAGTACGACCTATTTTTATTCTTCTATAAATCAAGATTTTTGTTTTTTAACAGCTGCTGATGGTGTTATATATGATATGGGGAATAAAGAAGTTCAAGATGCAATAGTAGAAGGTTTAAAATCGTCAGTGGAAGATTTTACACTTTTATCAATTTCAGAACAAAAAAATGGAAATTTTGATGGATTACGATTATCAGGGATTGCTAAATATGAGGGGATGAATGATAGATATTATTTAGATAGTTTTTCGTTTAATCATAACGATAAGCTTGTACAGATATGTTACATTAGTCTTTCTGACAATCGTGAGGAATGCCTTAATTATTTTCCGAAAATATTGGCTTCTTTAAAAG